GTGACGATATAGATCTTTACTTAAAAAGTCGGTTACGTCAATCACTAGAAGACTCCTATGATGCAGATCCTCCTTCATTTTATGAGAGAAATAACATAGAACTGCCTAGAGTTTTTGGTGCAGGTGACACTCAATATTCAGATTATTTCCCAGAAGGTGCTGAGAACTACACAGAAAACTTGTTTCAATACTCTGACCCAACAGGAAGAATACCTATTACTGAATTTGCTAAAAGCAATCATTTTGGCGATGATGATATTGGTACAGTATTCCACAGTCGAACAGGTATTTTTCCGACAAGTTCGGGTGAAAAAGCTATGTATGTTGGTGAAGGCCAAGCAGACGCATTTCAAGATCTTCAGCGAGGTAAAGATCTTACTGATCCAGAACCAATATATGAAAAGAAAAGAAACTTACCTAGACGTTTAATTAGAAATTATAACGAAAGTTTATTGGTTTCTAAAGTGGAAGAATTAATAACAAGTATAAGTGATAATAAAAATAAACTTAGAGCAAATAATAAAAAGATGTTTGCCGATAATTTAAGCGAAGAAGAGTTGGGTAGGCTTGGGCGTGAAGCGGCTATTTTTAAAATAAATAAAATAATTAAAGACCCAACAAAGCAAAACGATAGCTTTAAGGACATGGCAGGCGCGTTTAAAATTAAAGATGAACTTCCATTAGATACATCATTAATGACCGAAGATGAATTGGAGTTTTTGCATTATCAACTTTTCAACCTTCAAGAGTTTAGAGGTATAAATTTACTTGCCAAAGATGACAAAAGAAAAGCTGATGAACTACTGTCTGCTAGAATGCAAGCCGCTTGGACTAGAGACCTTAAAGGCGTAGAGGCTGTTCAGGAATATATGACTTCAAAGCCAGTAGATTGGCTAAACGAAGGTTTCAGGAGATATTATGGCAATTTAAATGCTGATAATATGTTACTTAAAATGGACATACTTGACACTCGAAAGGCAATAGACAAAATAGAGCTTGATAATTTTAGTGGTGAGGAAGGATTTAAACAAGAAAGCGCTCCATTTATGTCATCCCAAGGTAAGTGGGTAGACCAAATAATAGGAAAATCTATTCTGGATGCCGTAAACGATCCAAGTATAAATTACTTGACGTTTCCTGATGATATAGGGGCAATCGCTAAAGTTACTGGAAAACTCCCTGAAAACTTGGAGCCGGGTACAGTACCATTTTATAAAACTGAGTTTCAAAATACCTTAAAGAAATTTCTTAAAAAGTTTGATGTAAATCCTGAGATAAAACAAATAGATTTAAATCCACCGCCAGTAGCAGGGCCAAACACTACAGTAATACGAGATAGCTCTGGTCAGGAATCTTTTAGTTCAAAAGGTTTTAAGATAACACCAGAGTTTAGAGAAGAAGTAATTAAAAAAGGTATACCTACTTTTGCACTTCCACCTGTAATTGGTTATGGTGCGTTAAATAGTATGGGTGAAAACGAAAACGGAGATCAGATGTAATGGCTAAAGCGGCAGTAAAGCGCGTAGCGCAAGCAGAGATCAGGGCGGCAAAGAGCTTCCTAGAGCGGCGTGGATTAAAGACTGATGATATCTCGCCACGCAAGTTTGCAATGGCGGCAAAGGAGCTGGACAAGGGCTTTGCCGATACGCTCAAGATCCTAGCCCGTGAATTATCGGGCGGGCAGGTTTAATGAACCGCGCAAGTTTTGGAAAATTAATGACTGGAGGAAGTAAAATGAAGTATGGAAAAAAGAAAGCTGTCAAAACAGTTAAAAAGAAAGTAAAGAAGAAGAAGGCTAAATCAAAAGGGAGATATTGATTATGTCAGAGAGTAAAGATGTAACGATTCACGTTACTGGTGTCTCCATGTCAGGAGGCGTCAAGAATGACAGTCAGCGATCTGCTCCAACAGATCCGAAAAAATCTGGAGAAGGAGAAGCTAGAGATAGCTAAAAGTATGGTTGAAGGTCGGATTTCCGATTTCAATTCATATCATAAAAACGTGGGTATATCTGAAGGCTTAATGCAAGCGTCAGATATTATCCTCGCAACGCTTAAAAATATAAACGAAGAGGATGAATGACATGTCTCATCAACATGATAAAACTTATACCGACGAAGAAACGGATGCCACTATCGGTTCGCATCAACTGCCAATACCTTTAAATTGGAAGGTTTTAGTCCAACCTAATCAGGTGAAGAAGAAAACCGCTGGTGGGATACACCTACCAACAATATCACAAGACAATGAAGAATACCTGACAGCTCACGGTGCAGTTTGCGCTATGGGTGACTTAGCGTATCGGGATCGTGACACTGGCAAACGCTGGCGTTCTGATGTGTGTCCAAAGGTCGGAGATCGCATAACCTACGGAAAATATGCTGGTCAGAAACTTGTTGTAAAAGGCGTTAAATTCCTTCTGCTGAACGATGATGAAATAACATCGATCTTGCCAGAGGGTGTTGAAGTCGCCGCATATGTGGGGTGAACCAAATGGTAGAAAGTAACGTAATGAAAGAAATCGAAGAAGAAATTGCAAAGGCGCAAGGAAATTCAGATGACTTCGAAATTGAAGTTGTAGATGATCCTGTTCAAGAAGCGCAAGAAGAAGCGAAAGATGTTTCTGAAGAGCAAGCTGACGATTATGGGCCAAAGGTGCAGAAGCGCATCCAGAAGCTAGTGACGCAACGTAGGGAAGCTGAAATACAAGCTAGAGAAATTCAAGAGCAAAATTCACAGCTCACGAAACGTCTTGAGCGACTGGAGCAAGGCTCTCAGCAAAATGCAGAGCAGAACTTTAATGATCGCTACGCGCAAACTAAGCAGGCTTTGACAAAGGCTGTGGAGGAGGGTGACACTGAAGCACAAGTAAACTTCCAAGAGCAAATGGCTGATATGAGAGCGGCTATGCGTATTGCAGAAATGCAAAATCAACAGCGACAGCAACGAGCGGTATCCCCTACAGTGGGTCGCGCACAGCAAGCTGTACAAAACCCAGCGCCACAAAAGGCTATGTCTTGGTGGCAACAAAACAACTGGTTCAATGCCGCAGGCTTTGAGCGTGAGACAGCGGCGGCTAGAGCAATTGATGTCCAACTTGACTTAGAAGGACACGACAAAAATTCTGATGAATATTATGGATTGCTAAACAACCGTTTACAAAAAGTATTTCCTGAGTTATCTTCTGGATCAAGTCCAAGTAAACCACGAACAAAAAGTAGATCACCAGTCGCCCCCACTACAGGCGGTTCGTCAAATTACAAGGGCAATAGAGTTAGAATGTCGCAAGAACAACTCAAGATGGCTAGAGAACTTGGTATAAATGATGAAAAAGGGCTGAAACAATATGAAGCTGAAATTCGTCGTCAAAAAGGAGCTAACTAATGACTGAGACAAGAAATGTTCGTGCGAATGAAACTCGCGACTCTGTGCGTGACGAGGAATCTCGTCGTGAAACGGCATGGAAACCCCCAGCACTTTTGGATGCACCCGAAGCACGTCCCGGTTTCGTCCAAAGGTGGGTAGCGACCTCGATTCAAGGGAAAGATACACCAGATAATGTATACAAACGTATGCGCGAAGGATGGGTAGCACGCAAAGCTGAAACTGTGAAGAGTAAGTTGTTTCCGACTATTAATCACGGACAGTGGGAAGGTTGCGTAGGCATCGAAGGAATGTTGCTCTGTGAAATGCCAGAAGAACGGCATCGATCAATGAAGAAATACTATTCGTCAAAGAATGGTGAGCAAAACGAATCCGTTGCAGGTGACCTCGATGCGTTAGGACGGCGTACTGGACAACCGATCTATCAAGAACGGAAGTCTGAAACAAGTCGCGGCAGATCATTATCTGCCATGAGCGATTAACTTTAACGCTATAGGAGCGAAAAAATGGCAAATGTAGACGCCGCATTCGGGTTCGTCCCAATTCGTCACATGAGCGGTAATGCACCTCGTACAAACCAATATACTATCACGTCTGGTCTTGCAGAAAACATCTTTAAAGGTGACCTTTGCATAATCACATCTGGTGGTGTTGTTACTCCGCACACAGCAGGGGAAGCAAACAATATTGGTGTTTTTAACGGAGTATCATTTACCGCCGCAGATGGATCATTTGTATTCAGTGAATATTGGCCCACAGGTACTGTGGCGACAGATATCGTAGCATTTATATACGACTGTCCATACACAGTGTTTAAAGCACAATCTGCTGGATCACCTGCCCAAACAAATATTGCAAATTGCTGTGATGTTGTGGCTGGCGCAGGTTCGACCTTGAATGGTCAATCTGGTTTTGAACTAAGTGGAACAATGGCGGCAGGAATTGCTTCCTGTAAGATTCTTTCACTTTACGATGCACCTGACAATGCGTTTGGTGCGAACGCGATCATGGAGGTTACTATTAATGAACACCTTCTTGGTACAAACATCGCTGGTATCTAAAGAAAGGATTTAAATCATGGCTATGAATAGAGCAAGTTTTGCTAAAATGCTTGAGCCGGGTCTAAACACCTTGTTTGGCCTCGAATATGACAGCTACCCAGCCGAATACGAAGCAGTCTTTGCATCAAACACTTCACAAAAAGCGTTTGAAGAAGATGTACTTTTATCTGGTTTCGGTTCTGCTCCAACAAAAACTGAAGGTTCAGCGGTATCTTATGATGACGCTGGTCAGCAGTGGACTTCACGTTACCAACACGAAACGATTGCATTAGCGTTCTCAATTACTGAGGAAGCTGAAGAAGATGGTCAGTATGGCTCAATCGCTTCTCGTTATACTAAGGCACTTGCACGGTCTATGTCCTCTACTAAAGAGATCAAAGCCGCCAACGTCTTAAATAACGCAACTTCTGTTAATGGTGGCGATGGTACAACTCTTTTGAGTACAACGCACTCAACACAGAATGGTAACCAGTCTAACACGTTAGCTACTGCGGCTGACTTGTCTGAAACATCACTAGAGTCAATTCTTATCCAGATTTCGGATATGAAAGACGAGCGTGGTCTTCGGGTTGCGGCACAGGGTACACAGTTGATTATTCCAACTGCTTACACTTTTGTTGCAGAGCGTTTATTAGAATCACAGCTCCGCACTGGAACTGCTGATAACGATATCAACGCTATTAAGAGTGGTGGCTATTTGCCAAAAGGCTATCATGTGATGCGCCGCTTGACAGATGCTGATCAATTCTTTGTTCAGACAGATGTACCTGACGGACTGAAAATGTTCCAACGTTCGCCTATGAAAAAGGGCATGGAAGGTGATTTCGAAACTGGTAACGTGCGCTATAAAGTGCGTGAGCGTTATTCATTCGGATTTACTGACTGGCGTGGCATCTTCGGATCTGAAGGCGCGGCATAAGCTAAAAACTAATTCCTTAGTTGGTTTGATTGGGGCGGTCTTCGGATCGCCCTTTTCTTTTTGTAAATACTACAGGTACACAAAACACCGCTGTAGGTTATTTAAACACTAATTTTCATATCACTTGACCTTTGTATCATTATATACTATATATAGTATATAGAGAGAAAATAAAGGAATTATAAAATGGCATATGTAGATAATCATCCCGGTGAAGCAAACTATTACAGCAGTATTCACTCTTATAAAATGGCTAACTCTGCTAACACTAAGCGCAAAAATTGGATTGCTACTGATGATCGCGCTCAAGAAATTATTGATTTTGTTCAATTTGAAGATTCAAATGGTACAGGTTTTTTATCAGCCGTTAAAAGAGGTGTTGATAAGTTTGGTAAGCCAACTGAAAATATGCGTAACGCTATGGTCAAGATGATTGACAAGCGTGCGGCTCAAAAGGCTGAGTGGGCTACTAGAGATGGCAAGTGTGAGTTTGTCGGCACAGTGGGAGATCGTCAGGCTTTCACTCTCACAGTCAAGCACGTTGTCGAGTTGGATGGCGGAAACTGGGGTACAAGCTACATCAACATCTGCCGCGATGCTGACGACAATGTTGTAATCTACAAAGGATCTAACTGCTGGGAAAAAGGCAATGCAGTTGAGTGCATGGCTAAAGTCAAAGATCATGGCGTTCGCGAAGGTGTAAAGCAGACTATCATTCAACGACCTACCAAAGTAAAAGTAAATGGCAAAGATTGGTATTAACAAAATCAAAGGCGGTCTTCGGATCGCCTCTTTCTTTTTAATCTAACTTGTTGTATCGTGTGAGTATCCCTGACAGCCGCATTCCGCGTCTGACATTTGCCACGACAGGAGAAATCACATGGCTAATACAACTTTTACTGGGCCAGTACGCTCAGAAGGCGGCTTTCAAGTAGTATCAAAAAATGCAACTACTGGCGCTTACACAGACATTGCAACAATTGCATCCACTGGTATTATTACCGATAAATTTGTTAAGCACGTTGGCTTTGCCACAGGCGTAACAGTAAACTCAACTGCTGGTGACTCGCCAACTATTGGCGTATTTGCACAGCCAGCTAATACAATTATTACTGACATTAAAATCTTTTGTGTAACTGCACCTGTAACAGGAAGTGGTGACATTGGTTATGAAGTAGGTACATCTTCTTCTGGTTCACAGATTGTAGCTACTCAGGCTGACGAAATCTTAGACGCTGGTACAACAGTTGTTCTAGGTAACGTAACTTTGACTGAATTAGTTGTTCAGACTCAAGATGCCACAACTGCTCCTGCATCCGTTCAGTATGCTTCTGCGGCGCGAAACATCTTCTGTAACATTACTAACACTGTTAATGCTACAACTGCTGGTTCGTTTACGTTCATCATCGAGTATGTGCAAATTGCGTAATTAATTTAGTTGGGAGCTTTGTCTCCCAGCTTATTATCTTGTAGGAGATTAATATGGGCATACAAACAGACGTACAAGTTGGCTTTATAACAGACGAAAATGCCGCCGATCCAGATCGGTTGGTTACAGCGGCTAGGCCAAATACATCAGCAACGATGGCGGCAACTACCTTCTTAGGTGGCGGCGCTAGAAACGTAACTGTAACTACGGCAGGGACTGGCGACAACAATAAGACGTGTACTATTACTGGCACAGATGTTTTCGGAAATGCTATCACTGAAGTAATAACTTCAACTGGTTCTGCTGAAGCAGTAGCAGGTGCTAAGTTATTTGTAACAGTTAGTGCAGTAGAATGTTCTGCTCAATACGCAGGAAACATTACAGTTGGATCTGGTTCGCTTTGTGCTAGTGCAGTAGCTGGTGGTGGACGAACTCGACTAAAAGGCTATTCAATTGTCTCCGCTGGAACGGCAGGGTTAGTTGATTTCTTTAATGGTACGCCAGACAGCGGCACTATCATATTTAAAGCTCAGACTATTGGCACAGACAATTCAACTGTGGACAACACTATTCCAGATGAGGGTATGCTTTTTAAGAATGGCTTATCTGTAAAATATACAGTTGCTACAGTTGTATTAATGAACGTGTTTTTCGCATAGGGGAAATAAATGGCAACTTCAGGAACCGTAGCGTTTAAGCCAGATATCGAAGAGATTATCACTGAGGCGTTTGAGCGTTGCGGAGTAGATCCACAAGTTCAAACAGGCGATAGGGCTGTATCTGCACGGCGCAGTCTTAATCTTCTCTTCTCTGAGTGGGCTAACAGAGGTATTAATTACTGGACTTTATCTCAGAATACTCTGACATTGGTGAATGGGCAGACAGCGCCCTACCCACTACCTGCTGGCACGATTGATATTTTAGACGCGGTAATCCGCGACAGCTCTGGATCAGATACGTCTGACCAGATTATTAATCGTGTGTCGATTGCTGACTACAACCAACTGCCAAATAAAACTTCTAGTGGTAAGCCAAGCCAGTATATGTTGGACAAGCAAGCCACTCCAATTCTTTACCTTTGGCAGATACCAGACAGATCAACGTACAGCATAGTCTATTGGGCTATAAACCAGCTAGAGGATGTCACGGCATCAAATCAAGACGCAGACATTCCATATCGGTGGAACGACTGTATCTGCGCTGGTCTGGCAAGTAAGCTGTCACTAAAATTTGCAAATGATAAATTCACAATACTAAATGAAATGTATGAGCGTTCATTTAACTTTGCGTCATCTGCTGATAATGATGGCGTAAGTCTGAGGATTCAGCCTACCGTGCTGAATTTATATTAATGGCAAAATACGCAAGAGGAAAAAAATCCTACGCAATAAGCGATATAAGTGGTCTTCGGGTAAGATATACCAAATTGAAGACGACTTGGGATGGCTTGCGTGTTTCACCTGAAGACTACGAGCCAAAACATCCACAACTTACTCCTGCTAAAAATGTTGTAGACGCGACTGCCTTATTTAATGCTAGACCAGATAACGATCCTGAGAATGTTGCAATATATATTGGCTTTACGCAGGACTGGACAATTGATCCACGGCTTCGCCCTCCAGTGGGCGTTCCAGCTAATGGTAATACTGGTAACGTACTTATTGTGTCTGGCCCAGAAGCAACTGGGGATGCTGGTACAGGTGCAATTGGCAATGAATTACTAGAGCTAACATTAGCAGAAGCTGGTGTTGCTGGTACAGGTGCAGTTGGAGCCGCCGCAGTTATTGGAATTAAGGGTGTATCTGGATTGTCTGGCACAGGTGCTGTTGGCGTAGAGGCTCTAGACTTATCAATTAATGAAGCTGGCGTGGCTGGCACAGGCGCAGTTGGCACAGAAAATGTCCAAGTTCTTGGCTGGGGCCAAGAAGGTTGGGGAATAAATGGATGGGGTGAATAAATGAATTACACTACTTTAGTTGCAAACATCCAAAACTTTTTGGAAGATGACTCAGCAGAACTTACAGCTTCTGTAGATCAGATAATAGCGCAGGCGGAAGATATTATCTTTCAGCGCCTGCCAAATTTACCTTGCTTTAGGCAAAGCACAACAGCCAATCTTGTTGCTGGAACTACTGACTATGTAGTGGCATCAGCGAGGATGATTAGGCAGGTATCGGTAATAAGCTCAAATGTTTCTTCATACCTTAACCACAGGGTAGATTCATATCTGCGTGATTACTGGCCTAACGCTACTTTGCAAAGTACACCAGAATTTTACAGCACAAAATCAGCAAATACGGCAGGCACTACAATAACAATTGCCCCAACACCAAATTCGACTGATCCATACCAAGTTGACTTTATTGCACCAGAGGCAGGATTAAGTTCAAGCAACGCAAACACATGGGTTGGCGACAATGCCGAAAATGTGTTACTATCGGCGTGTCTATATGAGGCATCAGCATTTCTCAAAGCTGGAGAGACATTGGCGCTTTATAAAACACAATTTGACGAAGCACTGCAATTATTTGTACAAGAGATGCAACGCGATTACGCGGCAGAATATAATGGAGGTTTATAATGGCTATTACACAAGCGATGAGTACACTATTTAAAAAAGATGTCCTGCTGGGTGATCAGCACTTAGACAGCGATACAATAATGATTGCACTCTACACAAGTTCCGCAACACTAAATGCTACCACAGATGGATACATAACATCTAATGAAGTCGCCAACGGCAATGGATACACTACTGGTGGAGAAGCTCTGGCAAGTAAGACAGTCATTGAAAACGGCACGTCTGGTTGTTTTGATAGCGCCGATCCTGCGTGGACATCAGCGACATTCACTGCGCGAGGCGCATTGATTTATAATAAGACACTTGGCGATGCATCGTCAAACGCACGAGGCGCAATCGCAATCTTAGATTTTGGTGGTGACTTTACAGTTGCTGGTGGTACATTTAAAATTGTATTTCCTGCAAACACCGCCTCCAACGCAATAGTAAGGATAGATTAATATGGCTAGTACTTATGTAAATGACCTCCGCCTCAATGAGATGGCAACTGGCGATGCGTCAGGCTCATGGGGTACAATAACCAACACAAACCTTGAATTAATTGGAGAGGCTCTAGGCTACGGCACAGAGGGCATCACGACCAATGCTAACAATCACACATCAACAATAGCTGATGGCGCTACAGACCCAGTTAGAGCTTTATACGTCGAATATACAGGTACGCTCGACTCTGCTTGTACAATTACTATTGCTCCTAACACTGTTAATAAATTTTGCTTTATTGAAAACGGAACATCAGGTTCTCAAAATATCATTATCAAGCAAGGTTCTGGCGCAACGATTACTATTCCACCCGGTGATTCTAAGGCTGTCTATTTAGACGGCGCTGGCTCTGGCGCTAAAGTGGTTGATGCCTTTGCCTCGTTAAGCGTGGTTGATCTCAAGGTTCAAGACGATCTAACAGTTACTGATGATATGACCGTTGGTGGAACGCTTGGTGTGACAGGAGTATTAACAGCAACGTCTTTAGACATCTCTGGTGACATAGACGTAGACGGCATAACAAACCTAGACGTTGTTGACGTAGATGGTTCAGCTAACTTTGCCGCAGACGTAACTATTGCAACTGGTGCTGACATTCTTACTGCTTCAGCAGGCACTGACAATGTTCGTATAGGTTTAGACGCAGGTGACTCAATAGCATCGGGTGGAATTCGCAATATTGTAATAGGAAGAAATGCAGGTACTGCGATTACGACTGGTGATTCTAATGTTGCTATAGGTTGGGAAGCTCTTAAAACTGAAGATGCACATGGAAATAACGTAGCCATTGGAGCATCCGCTTTAGCTACTCAAAACGCAGGAGCAGATGGCTACAATGTAGGTATTGGTTATAACGCAGGAACAGCAGTCACCACAGGCGTACAAAACACCTTCATCGGCGGTCTAGCAGGTGATGCTAATACCACCGCATCTACTAATACAGCCGTTGGGTATGCTTCTTTAAGCGCTAACACTACAGGGCCTGCAAACACCGCCGTCGGAAAAGATTCTTTATTGTCAAATACAACAGGCAGGGACAACACAGCAGTTGGTTTTGGTTCATTATTGACTAACACTACTGGAGTAGAGAATAATGCAAGCGGTATGTACTCCTTACGGTTTAATACTACAGGCGACAATAACACTGCTTTGGGCTATCAGGCACTACACCGAAATACTACCGCAGATAACAACACTGCTGTTGGTAGAAACGCATTGGAACAAAATACTACAGGATCAGGTAATGTCGCTGTAGGATATAATTCAGGTGATGCGCTGACTACAGGTACTAACAATGTAGCCGTTGGTTCTGAGGCACTATCTACAGAAGATGCCCACGGCAGAAATACGGCTGTAGGTTATCAAGCTCTCAAAACTCTTAACGCAGGTGCAGATTCAGAAACTGTAGCTATAGGGTATTTAGCAGGACTATCACTCACCACAGGCACAGAAAATGTTCTTATCGGAGGTAGAGCAGGTGATGCTCTGACAGACGCTGATTTTAACACGGTAGTGGGAAGAGGGGCATTAACCAGTGACACAAAAGGTAACAAGTCAACTGCTATTGGTACTCAAGCACTAGCAAATCAAAACTTTACATCCTCTACTGATACTCACAACACAGCCGCTGGTTTTAATGCAGGTAACGCAGTCACCACAGGCATACAAAACACCCTCATAGGTTCACAGGCTGGCGATGCTCTTACTGATGCTGATGGTAACACAGCAGTTGGCTGGTTGTCATTAAGCACTGATACTTTAGGTAGTGCGTCAACTGCTATTGGTAGGGCGGCTTTAGCTAATCAAAGTACTTCTACAGCGGCAAATAAATTTAACACAGCAGTAGGATATAACGCAGGGCTAGAAGTCACCACAGGCACATTCAACACCCTTATAGGAGGTCTTTCAGGTGATGCTTTGACTACTGCACAAGAAAATGTTGCAGTAGGATACCAAGCATTAACAGCAGATACTCAGGGAGACAACTCTGTAGCAATTGGTAATAATGCTTTGTTTAGCCAAAACGGTGTAGATGGTAACGTGTTTAATGTGGCAATTGGAAAGAATGCAGGGTTTGCAATAACTACAGGCGTAGAGAATACCTTAATTGGTGGACTAGCGGGTGATTCTTTAACAGATGCAGACTTTAATGTAGCGATAGGTAAAAATGCTTTAGCCGCAGATACATTAGGTAGTAAGTCTATAGCGATTGGTCTGGGGGCATTACAAACTCAAAACTTTACGTCTGCTACAGATAGTTTGAACGTAGCAATCGGTCATCTTGCAGGTGAAAAAGTCACAACAGGCATACAAAACACCCTTATTGGTTCGCTTGCAGGTGATGCTTTGACTACAGGTGGTGAAAATACAGCCGTGGGTTACTTGGCTTTATCTACAGAAGATGGTCATGGTACAAATACAGCCATTGGTAATAGAACTTTAATGACTCAAAACGCTGGAGCTAATGCCCACAATACAGGAGTTGGACATTATGCAGGTACAGCGATTACCACAGGCATACAGAACACCTTCATCGGTGGTCTAACAGGTGATGCTACGACAACAGGCAGGGACAACACATTAGTCGGTTTTAGAGCAGGGACAGCAAATACAACTGGCTCTGAAAACACCGCAATAGGCTCAGATTCCTTCTTTGCTAATACCACAGGTGTTAACAATATAGTTATAGGTGTAGGGGCGTTAAACGCTAATACCACAGGTGATAACAACTCGGCTGTAGGTCATTCCGCTTTATTATTAAATACGACAGCCGACAACAACACTGCTGTTGGCTTTGAGTCTTTAAGGGCTAATACGACAGGGCATGAAAACACAGCTTCGGGTAGACGTTCTTTAAAGGCTAATACGACAGGTTCAGATAATACTGGTTTTGGCAACGCCGCACTGCTTCTTAACACAACAGGCGCACAAAATACCGCAATCGGTTCTGGTTCTCTTGTTTCTAATACTACTGGCACTAACCTTACATCCGCAGGTACAGATGCTTCATCAGCTAACACTACAGGGGGAGACAATAGCTCCTTTGGCAGAAGCGCTCTTCAAGCCTGCACTACAGGCGCTAACAACACCGCAGTCGGTAGCAGTGCTTTAGCCGCTAATACTACCGCTAGTAGTAACTCCGCCTTTGGTAAAGCCGCTTTAACTGCAAACACCACAGGTACTGGTAACAATGCTTTTGGCATCCAGTGCCAAAATGGAACTACTACAGGAAACTTCAATACTGCCATGGGTCACGTTACCATGTTTACTAATACTACAGGTGCAGAGAACTCTGCTTTTGGCGGTCAAGCAATGTACAGCACCACGACTGGGGCTAACAATACTGCTATGGGTTCTACAGCATTGTATGC